ATGATTGGAAACGAGGATAGCAGCGTTTCAGAAGTTACTTTAGATAGTTTAAACTTTGTACCTGCTATTGGTGATTTAGTCGATGTTTTTAATACTGAAACTGAAACAATCGTTACAAAAAAAGAAGCCCCAGTTAAAGAAGCTTCAAATACCGATGGCATTAATATTAATATCGTAAATGATGATAACAATTCTGGTGCAAATACACTTTACGCCGCTGGAAAAGTTGTAAACAAGCTTGTTTATATCCTATTAGCACTTTTCCTAGGGGGGTTAGGTGTTCATAAATTCTTTGCGGGTAAAATTGGAACTGGAATTCTTTATATTATTTTCTGTTGGACAGGTATTCCATCATTTATTGGCCTTATAGAAGCAATTATTGCAATATTTAAAACAGCCGATTCTAACGGTAATATTATTGTTTAATTTATTCTGCTCAAGTCTGGTGAACGCAAGGTACACTGATTGATTTGCACAAAAAGACATACTCCTAAACTTTGAATAATGCGAGTTATGCCTAACCAAAAACGGTTTGCATTAGTGACCGTTTTTTTGTGTCCCATGAATAGAAAAATATCATTAAATTGAAGCGTAAGTGATGAATATAAATACACATTTAGTACTACGTCCAAAATTGATAAAACACCATTTACTGCCTAACATCAAGCAATTAATACTGATACAGCATCTTTGCCTACCTTCAATAGAACTCATAGGCAAATAAGCATTGATTCAACAATTTTGATAAAAGGTACAATCAGTGGCCGCGGTACTGTTAATCAGAACCAGATTAATGTTGGAATTAATGAAAAGTATCTTGGTAATAAAACAATTGCCATTATGATGGACAGCTTAGCTTAAAAATAACAAAGGATTGATTACTATAATGAAATTTTCTGAACGAATGGGCTACACACAACCCTTACCATTTCAAACCGACTCTATGTCTGAGGGATTAAAGAATGATATTATTAATTTATACTGTCAAATTTATCAAATTAAATGTGATGAAGCGAATGATTTTTACAATTTAGATGCTGATAAATTCAATAATGATATCTGGGAAAAATTTTTCCACAATATCTCAAGATACACTGATATTAAAATTATTATTGCACAAGTAAAAAAATTAGAATGGTTTGAAATATATGATTTCTTAGAATATGTTTGTTCGTATATCAATGACGACGATGTGTATAATGCTAGTAATTTACTTTTAAAAAACCAAAATTCTGGGTTTAGATTTGTCGATCATATTCTTATTCCTATCTCTGATGAAACTGATATGAAAAATGTAGAAAATGCAATTAACTCAAATTTTGATAACGGTCATATAAAAATCGCTACTCAAAAATTAAGCGAAAAGAATCCAGATTATCCAAAGATCATCGGTGAATCAATTGATGGTGTAGAAATTGCTATCAAAAATGTTGTTTCTAATCTTTATGACGATACACCTACAAATAAATTTGGTGGCAATATTAAGATTTTAAAAAAGCATAATTTTTTAGATGGACATCCCGCATACATTGAGATATTAAATAAACTCTATGGATACGCTTCTGATGGCGGTATCCGACATCCCAAAGATCGCGATTATAAAATAACTGAAGCTGATGCAGTATTTGCAGTTGAAATATGCTCAGCATTCGTTTCATTTTTAAAATATAAAGTAAGCTCACTATAAAATTAACCGGAGGTACTGATGCCAAATAATATCGAAAACCTAATTAATAATTTCTATGTAACAGCCCCTGATGTGGAGAGTCCATTTATGTACCCAGTTCAAAAAATTAATATTAGTGGAAAGAAAAAGCTTTACCGCATTACATTTAACATCCTACTATTTAACATATTAGATCCCTCTAAAATTGAATTAAGCTTCAATTACGCTACAAAAGATGGTGTATCCGACTATGTTCCAATTCCGTTAAACCTTGATGACCCGGCTAAATATGATAATGCAAATATTAGATTTGAATCTGATCTCGCTTTATTAGCTGATGACATAGCAACTTTTAATTTAAGATTACTATCAACAAGTGGAAAAATTTTAGATGAGCGAACATTCCATAGCCATATAGTATTGGGGGACTCAGAAAATTGATTACTAATATTCCAGCGCCTACAGTCATCGAATCTCAAACTACTCAATCTGTCTCTTTTGATTTAGATAAATATGCGACAAAAGAACTTCTCTTTACAAAACTTGAAGTTGTTAATACAAAACTTGATAACGTTCCCACCCTTATAGATTCAAAACTAAGTAAACTTGAATTATCATTGTCTAAAGAACGCAAATCAAATATCCGCTGGCAAATTACAACATATGTCGCTTTAGCTGCTGTATTTGTTGCTATCATCTCTATTTTCATACGACACTAAAAAAGCACATCCCCCCGTCGCCAAACAGATGGATGTGCTTCGACAGAAATAACGTAAAATATTGTGCGCTATTTGCGTACTCTATTTTAGTTTAAAGTGGAGGTTTTAACAATGTCACAAATTTATAAACATAATAACAAATGGTCGTATCGGTTTAATTATCTTGATACGCATGATAACTGTAAATCAATTAGTCCTCAGGGTTTGCTTTAAAACGTGAGGCTGAAAATGAAGCGGACAAAACCCTAAAAGCATTAGCAGAATTGTGATTGATTTTAGAAATAATCCCCTAGCCCTTTCGCACCAAGCGTTTCAGAGTGTGCGTTTGTGTGATTTCTGTGTGATGAAGTATCATTTTCTTAGACGTTTTAGCTTTTTTGATTAAATTAAAAAAGTCGGATAAACGTTATTAAATCAACGTTTATCCGACTTACTGTAAGATTTTAAACTACTCTAGAATTGGTGCTAAAAGGAGAGTACAGGTCTCGTTAAATTCTGCTCAACACCTTGATACATAAGCATTTAATTTTTTTGACTATCTTTTTGACTAACCTTTAAAATTAATACGGTCTATTTTACGTACTTATAGATGAGGTGATTAAAATGAGACTAATAACTCTAGGAAGAACAGGAATGATTGTTGAGCAGTCCGGCCCAGTAATAAGCTTTTACGGGTCATACGTGGATAGAATGAGATTTCAGAACGAGGACCTTGCAGAATTGTGGTTTGATACGTTGGTGAACTTAATAGATGCAATACCAGACTTTAAGATATAATAAGTCAGAGGTGATCGCGTGGAAGATATTCTAGCTTCATTCAAACGTTTATATAATAAGAAGAAACCTGGTCACTCGTATTCTATACTGGTGGTTAAAGACAGATTTAGTTCTACTTATAACTTCTATTTGGAAGAACACGACGGTGCCACTTATAGCCACGGACTAGGTTCAATCGGCTTTGTCCAACTCGATGAATACAAAGAGACACTCCGCCGACTACTGGATAGCAAGCTCAAAGCTGAATATCGCGGATTTTAACGCACAAAAATAAGCCTAACCCACCGATTAAAGTGAGTTAGGCTATTTTTTATAGGCATGAACTAGCAACGTTTTTCCCGCCAACGGTTAGACATCCACATTTAACCATTTCATCCATTTGGGTATCTAATTGAACCATGACATCATGAATCGTTCTCAAATCTGCACTCGGATCGTGGCGACAAATGAATAATGGTAAATCGTTTCGCGTGTAATAGTAGCTCATGGTACCAACAACTCCGATGCCCTCTTTAGACAACACGACGTTCCCCGTCTCATTTAACGTTAAAGAGTATTGGTCATTGATTTTAACTTCTTTAAATTCAGGCATGCGCTCAACTCCTAATAGTGATTATATTATATTTTATCGCAATAAAAAAGCCAACCCCACACTAAGTGAGATTGGCTTTTTTCAATGCTAATTAAATGATACCCAAATATTATTGGCCGTTCCGACTGGATGAACGGGCATCCAAACCGAGTCCCCATTATCTGTTGTCCAATGACACCAAACGTACCCATCACGCACTGCAACACGGTCGTAGTAAATTGTTGTGTTAGCTGGTAACTTACCAGCGTAACGTGCACTTAATGATGGTGAGTCGAGTCGCGCTTGGATAGGTTCACTACCATTCTTGAAGTGCCAATTTTCAGCCCATTCGCTTGCACTAGGCGTTGTTGGTTTAGTAGGTGTCGTTGGTGCTGTGGTATTGCCACCTCCTACTGAGGTTGTTCCTTTTGCTAAATCATTTGCTAACTTAGCTTTTGAGACCCCCATAGAAGCTAAATAGCCGTAGGGGTCTACGTGGTCGCCCCAGATGTTTTGCGTAATCCAAAGATGACTCTTAATACCCGGTGTGCCGGCTCCCCCAGCATCTAGAGTGGTGGGGATGCCGTATTTCTTGGCGTAATCTCGGGCCAACTCGATGTAGGTTGCATAGTTTTTCGCGAACGTGGCCTTGTCGTACGTCCGTTGGAGTTCAATTTGAACGGGGCTGTAACCATTAGCGTCACCTGCTGCGTATGCAACATAGCCCGGTGCCCCAACTTGATAGACGTGTCCACCATCCCCGACCACAAACGTTGAGTAAGCTGTGTAAGGTGTATAGTTATTTTTCATGTTAGCCGCAATGTTTCTCCCCGGCGCTTCAAGTCCGGCTTCGTGCAAAATTACAAATGAGTGGGAAGTAAGTTGCGCACTCCCTTGATTTGAATTAAACGCAAAAGTGTAATCAATAGAATATGAAGCTTGCGCCTTGTCTGTGTTGATTGTAAAAATTCCAAATAAAATAGCCATCATTGCGATGGCCAAAGCTTTTCCGTATTTATTTTTCATCTTGTTTCTCCTTTGTTTCCTCAATTGGAAAGTATTTTTTTGTCTTTGCTTTAATTTCATTATCAAGCCATTTATCAAGCCATTTAAAAATCCAATCAAGCGTCTTGGCCGGAAAATATCGTCTCCAGCCTAAAATATAGGCGTTTGCGCAGACTGATTTAAAATTTTGATAGATGAATGAAGCAGTAAAAAATGCGAAAATAATGGATCGTGTTTGTAAAAAATCATCCATTTCAATCGCCAAGATACAGATGATAATGATAACAGCATCACGAATAGCTGAATCAATTGCGGTGTTGGTTTCTTGTGACTGTTTAGGCGACCTCTTGGCCAACCTTGAACCGCATAACCAATCTAACCCGAACACAGCTAGCAATATGAATATCCCTACGGCATGCTGTCTAGTTGGCCCTTGGTGCATTACCCAATTAGGCCCCGCCCATGAAATAGCCCCCGTCGTAACACTAGCAAGGACACCAACTGCATAACTCTTTGTATCGATTAACTTATGGAAGATTTCGCCGAACATCCCCCCTAGTGTGTTTAAATAGTTCAAATTACCATCCCTTACATTTTTGTATTAAGCGTTAGATATTGCAGCTGCTTTGGCCAACTTCGTGCGCGCAATCGTCGTGATGTCTTTCATTGTTAAGTCATCGAATGTTTGGCCGTCGGTTAAGTCTTCGGCTGTCACGGTCATATTAGCGTTTAAATAGTCCGCGCCTTCATTACCCGACAAACTAACGGTAATGGATGATGTGTTGCCGTCCCCGTCGAAATTATAAGTTAATGCTGTCTTTTTAATATTCATTATTTTGTTTCCTCCATTTTATCTTCTGAAATTGTCTCTAACTGATCCATAACCAAATCGTAAAGAATAGCGTCGGAATCTGCAAAAGTTTCAGAATAGTTGTCTAAGGCATTGCGTAAATCTACCATTTTAGAAATATATTCCGTTAAATCCAACACGCAAACTTCTACTCGCATTTCATTTTTAATTGCAAGTACTTCATTTTCCTTACCTTCGATAAGAGTACCATCTTCATAGAAATCTTTAACAGCTTCATTTTCATCTTCGTTGTACTCTTCATTTTTTTCAGCAATCAGCTTGATAAGCTTTGTTCTAGCACGGCTTGCCTTGTTAGCTAAATCTAAGCCGGCCATAAAATTCGCTACTGGAACCAATTCGCCATATTTGAAATTAATTGTTTTTGTCATTATTCAATTACCTCTTTTAATTTATTTAGGATTGTTTCTGCTTTGTTAAACTCTGTGACATTGTCCATTTCAGACGCGGTTAATAAAATACGACCCGAACCGATGCTAAAATCATTAGTTTGAGTCGTAAAATTAATCGTAAACTTGTCGCTGTCACCTTTTGGTGTGATCGTGTTAATAACTTGTATATCACTAGCTTGCATTGTTAATAACCTCCTGTTTTAACTTATAAATTTCTATTTCTGCGGCATCTAACCGATTAAATAGCTCTCTGATTAACTCATGATGCAACACAGGCAATCGATCATATTGAATCGATTCAATAGAACCGTCGTTACCACGGATTACGTAGCTATCCAGTCCGGCCGTGTATAGGTCTTCAGCAATGAAACCCGTATGGGGCAACGCCTTAGCATCATCAATATAATCAGTATTACCAGTAGTCATCGTATCCGCTAGCGCCTCTGACTCTGATTTATCGAACCATTGTTTTGGTTTGACTGATAAGAATTGATGAGCCTCATCATTTAGAGTTGATATCTCTCCGATAGCCAGTTTGTACTTTGAAGCAGATGAAATGCGACCAAACACGCCGTTTTCAGTAACCATCATTTGCGCACCGGATGCATAAGTACGAGCATAGGTAGCAGCCGATAGAATATATCCGCTACGTTCATCAACCGCCGCCGCTAAGTCTGCAGTGGTACCACGATCCATAGAAAAGCCACCATCTTCTGCGTATAATCCTACCAATTTTCCTTTTACAAATGATGCGGGCCCTTTATCTGATGTAGGCATCCAAGCGCCGGGTTCTGAATGTTTTCCAGAAACACCTGCAACAATAGAAGGATTATTAGTCGAAAATGGAACAGTGTATGAAGTACCACCTTCAATTGAAGCCCATCCTTTTGATGCGAGTGTTGCAAAGCTATTATTTGCTGCAAATCCACCGCCAGATGGGGTTGTTTTTCCGGGTCCAAATAATGTCAGTGGGTTAAATTCCTTATTACCAACAATTACGCCGCCAGCACCTTCTAATCGAACTCCACTAACGCTTCCTAAAGCATTCCCGAAAATATTGTTGCCAAATGTTAACTGACCATAATGAATTGCGCCGTTTGTCCAAATATCATTCTTAGTCATCGCAATTTTGCCATCTATAAAATACGCGCCTTCGCCTTGGGAATTAGTTAATGACATCGAACCATCATCTATACGTATATTTAAATTACCATTCGTAGATTTAATTGAACCTTTTTGGAATAAGACCTGACCAGTATTCAAATTCAAACTCAAATTTGCACCTTTAATTGTACCGGTCGTAATGTTATTAGCGTTGAGATTAATCACATTCACGTTAGCAGCATTAAGTGTACCGGCAGTGATTTTGTCTGCTTTAACGTTGGCGATCATCGCATCTTTAATAACGGCGTTATCGATTGAAGTTTGACCGGTGATGTGGACTTTTTGCCCAGCGATTAAGATGCTTTCGGGGCTGATGTTGATTTGATTAATCACGTCGCCTTTTGTTACTCGCAGGTTAATTGAGTCTTTAAGTTGAGTGATTTCGCTGGTAGTTTCATTTTGAATCCAAGGTGTGGCGTGATCGCCACGCTCTAGTTTGACTTCGCCAAAATAAAGGTAGGAAGTCCCAGTGGTCGTTGAACCGTTGTTATCGATTCGGACGTACCCTTCATCAATATCATGCGCGGTGAATGTGTAAGTTAACTTAGAAACGCCGGATGGATTAGGCGTGATGTTAGCAGCCAATTGATGGATATCCTTATAATCAGCCGTTTCACCATGCTTTCTGCCCATAAAATAAATATCAACGCTTTTAACTGATGACGCTCCAAACATCAAGAGCGTCAACGTGTATTTAACCCCACCTGTGACCGAGACGCGTTCTGACATCGCCATCACTTCGGCGGTTGAGCTAGCGGACAATTGCAGCATATTGCCCTTCCTGTAAAAGGCATGCTGATAAATCGTTAATGCGACGCCAGAACCGGTAGTCCTCCAGAAACTAGTGTCTTTAAAAAGTCCTGAATTTGGTATGAGGTTTGGAGCGCTCATACCGCTAACGACGCTGGTAATTTGACCGGCCAGTTGAGTCACTTGTGATTGATCAGCCTTATTGCCGACCGTCGTTTGAATACCCTTAATGGTTTGTTGGACTTGACTATATTCCGTGTTTAGTTTATCGATACCGCTAACGACGCTAGTGATCTGACCGGCCAGTTGAGTCACTTGCGATTGATCGGCTTTTCCGGAAACGGTCGTTTGAATACCGCTAACTTTAACCTCTAATGCCGCGAACTGCGTCTTTGTCCCATTTAAGTCGGTTTGGACTTTAGATACATTTAAATTTATCGAATCCGCAGTCGTCTTGATCTGACCTTGTGTCCAAGTCTGAGTCGCGTATGGCTTCAACGTATTAGTTAAATCATTTTTTGTAACCGTTAAAGCAATCTGATTATTTAAGACATTAATTTTGCCTTCAGCCGTAGTGACGCGACCTGTTAAAGTGTTAACGTCTGCTGAACTAGCCTTCAGTGCGATATCTTTTGTATTAAGCGTAATCTCAGAGCCTTGTTTATCGACGGTACCTTTAAGCGCGTTAAGCACTGTAGTGTCGGCTTTTAAACTGATTTGGTTAGACAGTTGCGTTATCTGCGTTTTATCAGCTTTATTGGCAACCGTCGCAGTGATCCCGTCAACTTTAACAACCAGTTCAGCGAACTCGACATCTGAGGCGTTATCTTCTGGGGCGGGCGACCACGGCAATGGCTTATTGCCTTCCACAAACATTGGCGAGGTAAGGTAAATGCCACCGATGTCGCTATTAGCAACGGTTTTGTCTCTCCGGCCCAATACGATATGTTTAATTGAATCAGAAGGGGCCGTTGTCCATGTTATCCAGTATTTTTCCCAATTATTACTCAGAATTAACTCGCTTAATCCGTCAGACGTTCTACTTGAACGCCCTTGATTATTAATTGAACTTATTGTGTTAGTTGGACTGTAGAAATAATACCGAGTAACCATCCCATTAACATCACTTTTTGCGTAAAACGATACAGTGTAAACAGTTGCATCAGCATTAATCGACGTCGTCATGTTGTATGGGTTGTGGTAACTATTTGCGCTTGTCAATTTTGGCTCATAGAGGACGCGGTTCCCATTGTAAGTTTCATTCGTTACAACTGCACCATTCCCTGCGAAAATGCCTTTACTAAAATCTTTAGTACCAATTAATAGATTCCGTGAACCAATCTGCATATTATCAAGGTTAGTTTGGACTTTAGACACATTTAAATTTATCGAATCCGCAGTTGACTTAATCTGGCTTTGCGTCCATGTTTGAGTGGCATAGCCATTTAACTTGGACGTTAGCTCAGTCTTAGAAACGGTTTGCGCAATTTGATTGGTCTGAACCGTTATCTTACCCTCGGCCGTCGAAACTCGACCTGAAAGTGTATCAGCCACCGACTGGTTAGCTTTTAAGGCAATATTTTTTGTATTAATATCAATCGCAGAACCTTGTTTATCAACGGTTCCCTTAATCGTGTTAACAGACGATTGGTCAGCTTTTAAAGTGATGCTTTTCGTGTTAAGGGCGATTTCAGAGCCTTGTTTATCGACGGTACCCTTGACAGCATCAAGCGCCGTTGTGTCGGCTTTTAAACTAATTTGATTCGATAACTGTTCTATTTGTGTCTTGTCCGCTTTGTTTGCAACTGTCGCAGTGATCCCGTCAACTTTAACAACCAGTTCAGCATACTTAACATTAGTCACCAAGTCCTCTGGCGCTGGGCTCCATGGACTAGGTTTATTTTCTTTAGCTAGTTTAATATCAGCAAGCCAAAGTGTGGCCTTATTTCCAGCCTTTGTTGAACCGTTGTTATCGATTCGGATATAGCCTTCATCCATATCAGCTGGCGCCATAAAAGTTGCATAGACGTGTTTTGTCCCGCCGCTTGATAGCTTAAAAGTTGGCATGACGTTTTTGGAAACGTCAAAATTATTAGAGCTTCCATATTTTCTGCTTAGTAGGAAAATATCACCGCTTGTGAACCAATAGTTTGCGAAGGCGTCAAATTGGACGGTATATTCAGCACCTTTTTCAATTGGAAATCTTTCAGATGATAAAGAAACTTCATTTAGATTATCGGTTCCTAGCACCAACATCGGCTCAGTCCCGTTTTTCCAGTATTGATGCTTACTTAACTCCAGCGTTCCACCATGCGACCAATGAGCAGAATCGACAAAGTTAGCCGTGTTCCTAAGCATGTTAGGCGCACCAGTCGTTAAATTATTAATTTTCGAATCAACGTTAGACACATTTAAATTAATCTGATCAGACGTTAATTTAATCTGGCTTTGAGTCCATGTCTGAGTCGCATAACTCGATAACGTGTTATTAAGCTCCGTTTTAGAGACAGTTAACGCAATCTGATTATTTAACAGGCCAATGCTTGACGCGTTTTTAATCACGTTATTATTAATTGTGTCAGCGTAGGACTTATCAGCCTTTAACTTAATGCTGTTAGCATTCTGAGTAATCTCAGTCTGTTGCGATGTGACCGTGCCTTTTAATTTGTCATAATCAGTTTGGTTAACTTTCGATTTTAACTCGTTATTAACCGTCGTGAATTGACTCGTGACGCTAGTTGTTAAGTTTCCGACCTTGTTAATAGCATCTTTAGCTGACGTCAAAGAGTCCGCTGCGTCTTTAATTGCGGTAGCTGAGTCTTTTCTAGCCTGAGCCGAGTCAACCATTGCGCTACCAGAGTCCGTTAAAGCTTTTTTGGCGTCGGTTAAAGCAGTAGCCGCATCATTTTTGGCAGTCACCGCATCAGCCGCAGCAGTAGCAGAATCTTTTCTCGCTTGGGCTGAATCGGCTTTTGCGCTATTTGAATCCGTTAAAGCCTTTTTTGCATCAGATAAAGCACCTGTGGCATCTTTTTGAGCCTCAGCAGCATCTGCAATTGCGGTAGCTGAATCCTTGCGGGCTTCTGCTGAATCGGCCATTGCGCTATTTGAGTTTGTTAACGAGTTTTTAGCATCGGCTAAAGCATCTTTAGCATCTTTCTGCGCATTAGCTGCCGCAGTTTTAGCGTCGCTGGCAGTCGAATTAGCAAAACCGGCTTCCTTAATCGCATCATCAGCTTTAGCAGTCGATTCAATTGCAGCTCCCTTGGCGAAATCCGCATCTGTTACGGCCTGATTAGCCTTGCCCACTGCATCATCGGCCTGCTTATTGGCTTCGGTGGCTTCTTTAGATGCTTGGTCTGCAGCCTTTTGAGCATCATTAGCAGTTTTGGTAGATGTTAGGAACTCCCATTTTCCATCCTTATAAATCCATTCTTCGGTATCAGGTCCAACATGCTTATACCAAAGGTCTCCCTCTTTAGGTAATAGCGGTTTTTGGTCTTCAGCACCTTCATAAATATGATTACCTTCAGCACCTTCACGACCGCCGATTTCATTGACAATATTACTAATCGTCCCTCCATAACTATAAGTTGCAGGCGAACTAACTGACGTATCTGCCTTAGAAGTAGCTGTTAAACCACCATTGTAAGTAAGCGTGTAAGACATATTAGGGACTTTAAATTCATTACCTTGTAAATCTTCAACGGTTAACCAATCACCAGCTTCAACCGCGGGATTACCATTCCAATTTAAACTGAACGGATAATAATTAGTAAACTTGAGCGCTTCATACATACGATCTAAAACATCTTGAGTCATGACATTATTAGCTAGCTTAATCTGCGCTCCGGAACTTGAACCACTTTGCAGCACCGTTGTTTTGGATGTCTCATTACCGTTTTCATCCTTACTTGTAGTCACAACAGTACAACTAACACCATTCAACTTAAAAAAGGTCTCGTTTTTTACGAGGCCTTTTAAGAAATATTGGTTTGGGTCAATTTTAAATGAATTATCTTGTAACGTTCTAATATCAAGCAATCCGTCACGATCAAACAATGCGAAGCCCATTTGGAACTGTGCAATTAACCCGATAGCATCACGATAAGTATAGCCAGTCGGTTGATTAATCTTGTTTTCTGATAATCTAGCAAAGCTAGTTTCGTTGGCTTTAACACCTGCCATATTAGCAATCTCTACGGCAACATCCTTAATCCTTGCTGGATAAGTTAGCTTTGAAACATAGGTGCCGCCTAGCATTGTCATTCTATCCATACATTCAATCGTGGTCGTATTGTTATTACGATCCATTTGAATTTTGTCGTCGACAATGAACGTCCCCATTTTAACGTACTCTACTGCGCCATCCGGTTTAAGAACGCCAAACTCAACTAGAACTTCATCTAATTGTTTCAATCCTTCAACTAAGTGACTAAAAGTAATTTTTGCCGAGTTCATATAGGTTGAGCCAATAGAAAACTGCTCACCGGTCATTGCGCCCGAATCGTAATTAATACTAGTTAAATCATCACTATCGTAAACGGTCTTTCCAATCGTGACACGCGCACGAAGCTCTCTATCCGGCGCTGCAAACGCTGAATTAAACGCGTCACTTACTTTCAACATATAATCCCTCCTTACTTCTCAACAAAATCAAAAGACAACCCCTTCCATTCAATCCGTGAAAACTGAGCGTTCCATGAATAAGTCGGCGCCGTTCGGTCACCAACATAAAAGGTACGTGTAGCCATTTTCCCATCTTGTGGATCGGGATAAGTTACAGAAACGAATACTGGGGACACAGCTTGAAGAATAGCAGCAGATTCAGCCATAGAACAAGGCCCCCATGAAACTTGTAACTTCCGTTTCACAGCGACCCTATCTCGGTTCATATTACCCTTTGCATTTCTTGTTGTATTACCATCAATATCCTGAATTGCTACCTGAAAAGACTGCGGTGCTTTAACCGCTGTCCCACCAATTTTTAAATATGACACGAATATCAATCCCTCCTAAATGTTGAGCGGAATCTTACCAGTCCGCTTAATTTCTTTGTTGATCACTTTAATAACAGTTCTACCCAAAACATCGTCATTGAGTTCTAGAATAAGTGGTTGTTCAACAGTTGCCTGTTGCCCGCCATCATTGCCTCTATTGCTTAACAACTCTGCAATTACCGATAGCACATTGTTAGTACCTACACCACCAGTTTGAGTATTATTGCCATTTGATAAATCAAAGTTACTTGAGAAGTTATCTTCTCGAGACAATACTTCAGGCAATTGAAGTTGACCAAAGCCCATCATCTCTGATGCTTGTTGCATTAATTCCCAAGCACGCGATCTATTGTTTAAAGGCAACACCATTTCTTGATTATTGCCTTCACCCATTTCATACAATCCGTGCTTAAAGATTGGCCCACCATTAGCGTAACCATGACCACGACCAATAACACCCAGCATATCAGAGCCATAGCGACCCTTAGCATAATGAATTGCCGCTAGTGCATTATCGTACCCTTTTAGGATATTTCCGTGGCCAGGGAACTTATTAGCTCTAAAGGTTGGGGGAATAACCTGCAATAGACCTTGAGCAAGGTTACCGGTCTTGTTGTTAATATCCCCAATGTCACCCTGAATAGCATGCTCGTTACCGCCTGATTCAGTTTGAACTTGGCGTAACCACGCATTAGTATAAGCACCGTTCGTAGGCAAGCTGTTCTTAGATAGCGCCTTACGGATTACACCTGCCCATCTCTTAATACCACTACCACTAGGTTCAGGAGAAAACTCTTCTAGGGCCTTTTTGACCATGTTTAAAGCACCATCTTTAATCTTGCCCACACTGCCAGTTGCAACGTCCAATGCAGGATGTTCCAAGCCGGTATACTTAGTAAACTTATTGACTGCGTAGTCCAAAACTCTACCCGGATGAGTGACATCATCGAAGATAGATTCAGCGGTATCAACAACTGAATCCCAAGCACCGCCTAATCCGCTAAAAATATTACTCATATCAGGTATATGGATTTCAGGGAAGTTAAAGTCACCGATACCAAAGGCGTAATGAGGTATGTTACTCTGCATCAACTTAGCGGTATTAGAGGCATTCATAATCTTGGTCCCAGCTGGCATATCGGCAACGAAATTTCTTTGTTGTGGAAACAATCCCGTTTTACCATTAGGAAGCTGATAAGCCTCTCGGTATAAAGAACCTTGTTGATCATTGACCAAAGCTGGTCCACCTCTATGAGTACCACCCGTTGCAAATCTAGGTATTGACCAATGGTGTAACCCATTGGCTGCACCTGAAGCCCCAACGTGTTTCAGAATCCACTTGACACCGTCGATAACTCCGTTAACCGCTGAGCCGATAACACTTACAATTGAATTGGCTATTCCTTTTGCTGCACTACCAACTGCACCAATCCCGCTTCTAAGTCCTGAGCCCATTCTGCCACCCAAATTACCGGCCCAACTTGCAACATTATCAAACGCGTTTTTTGCAGTTGACTTAACAGAACTAAAGTAAGGACCAGTATTATCTCTCATTGATGCCCAAGCACGTAAAGCGCCATCTTTAGCGCCACTTGCTTTCGATGAAATTGTTGATTTAATATTCTCAAATTTATCCGAAGCTGATTTTTTAATACTTTCAAAATGAGAAGCAGCTGAATCTTTCAAGTTACCAAAATATTTCTTACCATTATCAAAGGCTTCTTTCGTTTTATTAGTTATTGTTGACTTTACGTTCCCCCATATTTTGGATGTCGATTTAGAAATCTCATCCCAATGTTTAGAAACGTATTTACCAAATAAAATAAAAGGAGCAGCTGGTCCAGTAACCATAAGGATGAGAATGTCACTGCCCCATTTTTTGAGGAACTTCGTGATTCCATTCCAAACCTTCTCTGTTACTTTCTTAATACCATCCCATTTTTCGCCAATCCACTTACCAAGTTGCCCGGCCTTTTCCTTGACTGTGTCCCAATTTTTCCAAAGTAGAACGCCGGCAGCAATAACCAGTCCGACTACAGCGACTACAGCAATAAATGGCGCAGAAATCCCTCCGATTGCCGGTGCTAAAAACGCAAGAGCTGTTTGTACTAATCCAACGGCGGATTTTAATTCCTTGAAGACTTTGATGGCTTCACCAATATTTTTAAGTGTTTTTACAATATTCATTACTTTTTTTGCAGCTACGAAGGCTGTAGCAAACGATCCTAAAATAACAACAAAATTTTGAAATCCTTTAGAATGCTTATTGATTAAGTCTCCCAGTGTTGAAAATACACTTCCTATATCTTTAATTATTCCAACAACTGCCCCACCGGTCCATTGCGCTAACGGCTTTAAGAAACTATCAAATAGCCATGAGCCTAAAGGTTTAAGTGCATCAATGATGCTATTTAGTAATTTAATAGCATTTGCTAAAGCATCTAAGAAAGTTGGTATTACTTTTGTAATCGTGAAACCTGCTAAAGGTAGCAAGACATTCTTGAAGAACCACTCCAAGCCGGAACCAATATTTTTGGCTAAGGGTTGGAGCGCTTTTAGCAATCCATCAATAGAATTTAATAGTGGCCTAAAATCAAGCGTCTTTGCCCAATCTGCGGTCGCTCCAGTAAGTTTGCTTATGGTGTCTAAAACCACTTTAACAAGACCTAAAATACCTGAAAATATAGATTTTCCGACATTTCCTGCATTCCAGGCAATTGTAAACTGATCGGCTAAATTTCCAATAGTTCTAAAAATATTAGTAAAGATATCTAAAATATCAGCTGCAATAGCTTGGCCTGTACCATCATTCCACGCTTCCCTAAATGAAGTTGCAATTGAGTGAAGCATATTAAGAATCGAATTAAACATGTTAAAAAGCGTCTGAATTAACTTAGTCCCTCGACCATCATCATTCCAAGCGTCCTTGAATGCTTTCGCTATATCCCCAATAATGTTCAAAACATCAGCTAATAGTTTAAGAATATTACCAATAAATACCGCACCTGTGCCATTCGTCCAAACTTCCATAAACGACTTACCAATAGCTTTAATTAACCCACCAACCTCACGTAAAGCGTATTTCCAAGCGTCGATAACACTTTTCCCATACTTGTCCCACGCTTCTTTCATAGGTTTAAATAGATCCGCAAGGATTTTCTTTAAGGCATTGGCGGCTGCAATGGCCCCACCAAATTGTTCGCCATCGGGAATATTAAAATTAACGCCTGGTTTATCGTCATCTAATGAATCAACTGATTGTAACGGCTGTTTATCGGCTTTTTGCTTATCGTATGAGTAATCTGGATTATCTTCAGCAGATGAAAGTGTATTGATCTCATCAAAACCCATTAAGGCACCTTTTAATTCTTGTGCCTTCTTCTTGGTCTCCTGCATCTGTTTACGAGAAGCCTCATTAGCTGCTGCAGCAGATTCAGCCGCCTTTTTATTGGCCGCGGTAATCTGTTTATTGGTTTCTCTGACTTGTTTAGATGCTTCTTTGGATGCACTGCCTGTATCGTTGATTGCTCTAACCTGATTATAAAGTCCTGCTGCACCTTGTTTAGCAGCACCGCGACTCATCCCAAACAACGCTGAAGTAAATTGAGCAATATAACCAGTTGCTTTAGCAAGAACGCTCATAAGCGCATTAACAGCTGGCAATGCAGCTGAATAGATAGGATAAAAAGCTGTTAGAAGATTGACCTTAATTTGATTAAATGATGCTGCGAACTGCGAATTAGTCATTAGCGCACTACCTAAACCTGACGCAAGCATTGTTACACCTTGATAAAGTAGAGTGAAAATAATTAGCTGTGAAGCTAAAGACTTCAAGCCTCGTGACATGCCTGATAGCATGCCATTACTCTTCTTTGCCGAGTTTCCAACACTATCTAGATGCTTAGATCCATTACGAAAGAAGGAAAATCTATTTGATAAATCACCCAAGTGATTTTTCATTGATCCAAAGTTATTATTAGCTGACTTAGTAGTCATGGCTGATTTTTCTAACTCTGTATTCAGCTTCCCTAAAGCACCCTTCAACGCACTACTTCTATCCTCAACCTTGGCATAGGTGGCACCAAGTGAGTCATTTTGCGCGATGAGCTTCGCCATTTTGGCTTCTTGCTTCGCAGCTTGATCACCAATCTTTGATGATTTAGCTGTTGCCTTTGAACCAAAGCCATCTGTGAAGTTCCCAGTTGGCATTTCAGCATCAGCTTGTTCTGCACGTAAAGATTTAATATTAGCTTTAAGACGATTGATAGCAGCTTCGTTTTGATCCATCGTTTGAGCAATCTTATTTAAAGACGCCGGAATAGCATCAAACTCCGACTGCATCTCTGCAGCAAGAGCTTTAGCTTGATTCTGATACCGTGTCATTCGCGCTTCAGCAGATGCTGCTTGGGCATCAAACTTCTGTGCATCTAGTGGATTACCACTTGAATTAGCGACAGTCTTCTTGTTTTGAAGGTACGAAACCTTTTGTTGAATCGCTCTGGCTTGGTCCATCTTTGAATTAACGTTATTGACCAACTGATCAACTTCTTTGCCAATCTTAACTCTTGATGTAGCCATACCTTTAGCCATACCGTCACCTGTTTTACTCATGGATGATTCAGCATTTTTTGACATGTTGTCGAACTGTTTGGACATATTGTCGTTAATCTTTTTAACTTCATCAATTAACTTATTACTACCCTTGCTAATGTCCATAGACTTTTCAGCCTTGTCCATTGAAGCGCCAGTTATTTGTTCGACTTTGCTAAATGCCTTTTCAAAAGCAGGATAGATTTTTTCAAGCTGCTCATTAATCCGGCTTAGGTTGGCATCGATATAGACCTCAAGCGTTTCTAACTCCATCTAATCACCCCCTATTCACTCTTTTTTCGTTCGTTAGTAGCTCTAACTGCCATAGCTTGTTGTACTAAAAGAGCCTGATCACTTTGCCATTCTTCCGGCTCAGTTTGATCAGGCTCTTTATTTAATGCAACTGATTGACGTTCTGCATTGTCATCCATAAAGCCATAGTGTTTCTCGACAGATGGCATCTTGCTTGGGTCATTGACGGCAAACGCCATGAGTTCTGCTGTCTTATGGTCCATTACCGCACGCTCTTTAAGCATGGTTCTATGATGTTTAATTGTCGCAGTAATGTGAATCATAATTTCATCAAACGTCATCTGCCAAAACTCGTCAGCCTTAATGCCATTTTCTACAGCATATGGATAAACGCCATAGAGTAATTCGGTCACAGTTTTAAATTCAGGTTGGGTTATAGTGTTTCTTCTGGATCCGTAACTTCCGTTGGTTCCCCGTCTAGAGTCGTTTCCGCTGATTCCCCATCTGTCTTGGTATCGTCCTTCTTCTTGCCGAAAAAACCAGCTTCATCCAATAATTCTTGAATAACATTGTTTAAATCCATTGGTGTGTTGCCTGCTTCGAGATACTTTTCAAAGCCACCAATCATATCTTTGTCAGTAATACCGTGAGTTTGATTTGCACCTTGTAATACGATTAATAGCTTATTAGTAGCAGGTAATACTACCCCGCCATTGCCACCCATATAAAGTGACATGATTGATGTGCCTAAGCGCTTTTCAATGTTTAAGATTGCCTTTCCGTTTAATCGTAGGTCTAACATTAGACCACCTAAGTTAAATTGTTTACCGTTTGTCATGTTTGTTCCCTCCTAGTTTTATTTATGCTGCAGTAACAGTTACTGTGCATGTTGCAACAAATGAACCATCATCTGTTTTAAATGTGATTTTAGCTGTACCAACCGCAATAGCAGTTATTTTCCCGTGTTGATCAATAGTTACAATTGTCGTTTTATCGCTAGCCCATTTACCAGCTTTGTCAGTGGCATCCGTGGGAGTGACGGACGCGGTTAGTGTTTCAGCAGCACCAACCTTTAAGCTTAAAGTTGTCTTATTAAGCGTGACTCCCGTTACGCTTTTGGGGCTACGATATCAGGCCCGTCTGAAACCACAACTGTAATTGTGTAATCCATGCTCTTATTAACTTCAGCATTACCGAGTTTTAGAGAGAACGCACCTTTAAACGTTACAGTTAGCCCATCTGGGTAAGTAATCTTCCAATCATATTGTTTATCAGTGCCTTGTTTATCAAGTAATTGATAGAAGTTCTTACCTTTGTAGACGACACCAAAAGCTAAGTTAGTTGAATCTTGCAAACCTGCAATAGATTTTTTCTTATCATCTTCAAGTGAAGTGACATCAACCTTTTCTGGATCAGAACCAATCTCTGGAACCGTCTTGACTGCAGCTACTTCGACAAAATCTGTTTCTGAGCTAGATTTAAAGGCCATTTTCGTCCCTTTGGTAAGTAAACCCAGACTAGGGTCTACGAATGTTTCAGCAAATTTTTGTAAATCAGTTTTTAATAACTTCATTTGAAATTCCTCCTAATTTTGAAATACCATTCTACGTTGGTTATCAACCATCGCGTTGAATACTAAAGCGGTACGTTTAACACCTGCTAAGTTCTGATCTCCTGAAGTGTAAGAGAACCCTAACTTAACAAACTCGTTTACTAACTTGTTTGAGATTTCTGTAAGAGAACCATGATCGTTAAACAAATCGATGGAAACAGTCCAATCAGTTTCTAGTTCCTGCTTATCAGAATCGATAAAATGCGGCTTATGTGTGGTGTGGTAGATTGCTGCAGGGAACTTAGTTAACTCATCTGGATAACTTGTCCCGCAGTAGTTTAAATCTGTCTGTTTAGACAGAATATCTGCCACAAGCTGTTTAATATTAATAATCTCCAAATTAACCACGCAACTTTCTAAGTTGTTTCTGGACATTAGCTTTATAGATTTCAGGAGCTTGCTGTTTTGCCCCTTTAATGGCAGGCATGAGCGCTTGTCTGGCAGGTTGCCCATTTGTTCGATAGAACTTCTTACCTTTGATAGTAATCAACGGCATGCCATACAGAGCGTTTAAATCGGGCAACCCTTCAGCAGGAATAAACCAAGGAGTCTGCCGATATACTGGCGTGACTCCTTCAGGTAACTCCTTAGGTGACGCTTGCCCAACTTGACCAGTACCTAACTCTCGGTAGATTGCTGTTGGATTGTCAGACCAAATTCGGCCAACAACATGCCCGTTGCTATTGATAACAACTTCATCCTTGTATGACCCGGCGGTCTCACCACTCCCATGTTTAGTGGAAGATTGGATTTCTCTAACGGTATCGGCTCTAGCAAGTTCGACAATATCAAAGTTCGCATCCCAAACAGCATCTTCTATGACCTTAGGTAGCCTATCGAGTTTCACTTTGAGTTGGTTCATCCCTTTTACTTCTACTTTTACCATCTTGCTTAATCCTCTCTAGAGTCATGTTTAGATGATTGCTGTAAGTGTTAATTGCCACAATCCGATAATCAGGATTATCTTCAGGTGCAACATTCAAGCAAATACCGTCTAATTCGTTACGGTTCTCCTTGATTTCACTACCGACATACTTGGCATTAGCAAAGTAACGTAGTCGCTCACCATACAACTCGGCTGCAACTTGTCCAGACGCAGGCTGAACGTTCATCATTAGCTTTTGACCATCACCATAGGTAATAATCTCGTTCAGCTCATCGTCATGTCCTACTATTCGTTTCCGTAAAAAAACCGCTACTAAATCGCTTCGTTTGAGTCTCAATATAAAGACCTCACTTTAGCAATTCGGTAACGATTTAATTTGGAACGAATACTTGTGGGAATTCCTACTTCGAAGTTCTGAACAACACCACCTTCAGTTCTGGCGGTCTCGCCCTCGACATCAAGTTGATTGAACGCAACCTTAGCAATCTTTTTAGCGTAAACGTACATGCTATCTAACATCTTGTCACGATTTGTATAATCGAGGACTTCAGTAATAGCATCGTCATATAAGTCAGCAATTAAAGCTGAATCATCATCCTCCACGCTAGTAAGACGCTTCAATGCATCTAATTGTTTACCTTTTTCGTCACTCACAACAATCACCCCTATTATTTAGTTAGATCAATCGTTGCTTGGAATACTTCGTCAACAGCGGCGAATGATGGAATCATTAAGCCTGATGCTTTAGTCCATGTTCCAACAGGATCAATCGTTGAGCGGTAAATACCGGCATAGACGTTGCCAACCATTGTTGAGTCAACACCATCATTATCGGTTAAAGCGACTTCTTCAGGTGTTGGCCCCCATACCTTTTCACCAAGTAAGTCATCGTTCATCATGACAAAACCATTTTCAGGGAAGTATCGTTCTGTGGTGTATTTTCCTTTTTCATCTTGAACTTTGTATTTATTGTCATACGTACGCATAACAGGTAAACCATGAGCTTGCATGAAGGCATCTAAATCAGCCATACCAATTGTGCGACCTGAGTCTTTACCAAAGATAGCGGCGATAACTTTAGGATGGCGCATGAAGATACGAAGAATTTTATTTGATGTTAATACTCGTGTTGGCGCTACATCCAAAACATCTGACCAGTCTTCTAAATTCTTGATTGGATTGCTTGCATCGTTAGTCCATGATTCAGCGCCAGTTAAACTAGCTTGATGCTTCTTATCAACAGAGTAGTCTAAGCTAGCATTTAAGCCGTTGCCTTTAACCGTGATTTTACCAGTAGCCAACATTTCCATTGTCATTTTTTCAGCACGTGCTTGAACCCCTTGTACCAAGGTATCAATATCGTTATAGACGCGCCCTTGGAGATATTGTCCTTCTTGCGGTGTACGTGGATTCTTAAGTGCAATCAAATCTTTTTCTTTAATTTGCATTTTCCGTTTGATCAAAGCTAATTCAAGTGTTCGTGTACTTGCTTCACGGCTACCAATTTCTGCTTCACTATCAAATGCAGAGATTGATGCGATGACCGGTGTTTGACCCCCAGCATTAATCTGATCTAATTCTAACGATTGAGTTTTGCGAGATGGGAATAAAGTGTCACCAAGCATTTCAGGGTAGGTGCGGTTCCGTGTGTAATCTAGAATATCTTTCTTAGTAAACACTTCTAAGATATCCGCAAAGTGTTGTAAATTCATAACCAATTGTTTTTTCATGTCTGTTCCTCCAGTATTCTAATTATTTACCTGTTTCAGATGGTTCATCTTTCTTTTCGACGTCACGCCACTTGATTGAAGTCATAGCTTTCATAGCTTCATCGGTTGGCATTACTGGTAATCGTTGTGCCAATAACCAGCCTTCAACAATTAAACCAACTGGTTGTGGTCCGTTCGTTACGTTAACTTCGTGGATAGTAACCCCTTTTGCTTTAGCGTCGTTTGAAGGGAATACTGTGCCAGCAGGTACAACTTTGTGGCCTAAATCATCAGTAATAACACCCACTGTATTTTCATCAACTTGTTCAGTGAACGAAATAAAGTGTTCACTTGCTAAAAAGTTGATGTCTGACATTGTAACTTTCTTTCCTACGTACATAATTAGTTCCTCCTAATATTTTTTATCCCAAATAGATTTTTGGGCTTGCTGACTAGCATTGCGTTGTTCGGCTAACGATTCACCAACAGATTGGCTACCACCGCCACCACCTCCAGTTGAACCAGGCACATCAGATGAACCTGCCAACTTCTTATCAACTGCTTCCTTAACTGTGTCGCGGTAACCGCTGGCAACTTTGGTATAAGCAGCTTCTAGATTATCTGTATCTGCCAAAGCCGGTTCAAAAGCAGCAACTAAACCAACTGGCAATCCGTCAGCAGCTAGTTTTTGAGTGATGTTTGCGCGATTTTCAGCGATAGTCACTTTTTGTTCCCGATCAGCTAATTCGGATTGTTGTTGTTCCAAGTCGTGTTCGCGTTGTTCATCTGGCGTCATGTCTTCATACGCCTTCTGTTGCGACTGCTCTTGCTTCCAACCTTCCTTTAACTTTTCAGCAGACTTAGCAAACTTCTTGTCATACCAGCTATCTAGTTCAGATTGATCGGCAAAAGTAATTTGGCTTGGATTTGGGTCTTGCCCACCTTCACCCGCGCCATTATCGCCAGCACCACCTTCTCCACCATCAGCAAATAGTTGTAACTTCATTGGTAAGACACTTGAAAATAATTTGACATGTTTCATTTGAAATTCCTCCTAAGCAGCTCATGCACACCAATTCATTCCACAAAAAATAAGCATCCCATGAACATCATTTCTGACCCACACACAATGCTTATCTCTAGATGTGAAACACTTAGCCCACACACACTGTTAATTTGCCCAGTTTAAAGACATTTGACAGGTCACGGTACAAAAATAGCCCTTAGCATTTGCTAAGAGCTTAAATCAATAACGCTTTATCATAGATAGATTGCATCAGCTTACCATCTGACGTTAATTCTTCCTGTTCATCATCCATTCCTTGAGTTGCTTCCATTTCATCTAAATAAGCCATGAAACTATCAAGCAGTTCAAAAGTTTTAAAGGAGAGAGTTACTTCATTGCCATTTACAGATTTATCACCGACAAAGTCAAAAACCTTGTTATCGTAATGCTCTAAAACGATATTTTCTCTATCGCTAATGACTAAATCATACATTTCTATCTCTCCTTTGTTTTGATTGGATTAACTTGGATTACTTTTCCCGTTTCAATGTTCAAAGTAACACGCAGCTTCTCACTTGAATACAATTTAACAGTTGGGTCTTTCTTACTAGACTCAACCGTTCCCTGTTGAAATGCTTTTTTAATATCCGATAAGTGGACACCGTTACGCCTATTCTCGCTGGAGCCAATCAACCGCTCCATAAAATGCTTACTCAAGCTATTAATTGGTACACCGTCAATAGTTTTTAATCCAACCAACGTTTTTACTGACAAGTCATGCAGACCAGTGTAATCCTTGTAGTTAATTTGTGGTGATAATTTACCGGTACCAACCTGATTATGATATAAGTCTAGCATTTCCCAATCCTTACCATTACGATACTTCATGTTCTGGAAATTATCAAAGGTTTTAGGCATGTTTTTAGCACCAATATCATCTTGATACTGACGATACTGTTTTAAATCCTGATTGTAGTTCTTAACTTTATATCTAGCTAAATCAACTTCATCTTGGCCATGCTTATTAATTAGCATTTGTTCCCAGTCTTTATAAGTATCGTCAGCATCTAACTTAACAGTTTTACCAGTGACAGGATCATTAGCGGTTCGATTACCACCATACTTGGCATAACTAAACCAAGCAACAGCGACCGTCCGACACCAGGGATGCAGAGGTGGGAAGTTAACATTAACAATAGCTTTATCAACGTCAAAAACCTTCCCATCGATATCCCTACACTTTTGAGAAGTCCGAAAATCTAGCACAGCCACTAAAGAATACTTTTCGACGCCATGCGCTTTCCAACCAGCTAACTTAGCCTGATTGTGTACGTGATTAGCTTCAGTCCGGATTAAGCGCCTAGCAACACCGATACCAGTGTTAAATTCCTTGGCAACCCTCTCAGCCATTTCACGTTGACTCATACCAGTCATTTCAGATACAGCAAATAGTTCTTGTAGCTTCTTGGCCAACAGATCAGAGTCATTCCAGATTCGCTTAGAATAATTGCTACCGAGCCACGGCTTATCAAGTATCTGTTTAACTTCTTTGGTAGATAGCTCACTAAATGCATCAGCATTCTCAGCCTTTATCGGCGTAGTCTTTTCAGGTTTAACAAACTCAATTTGATTGGTCTCACGATTAACCCTCGGGACCGTTTCTCCTTGATAGACACCCTCCTTAGCTTGAGTGTTGCCTATAATGGCCTCTCTCGAAGCACTGGCATAAGCATCTTTAACCGCATTGACATAATAATCAGTTGATTGCTCTAGTTGAACGTCTGCTAATTGCTTAGCAACAATATAAGCCTTAGCCTTCAGCTCTTCCATCCTGGTGATTCGTGACTTAGCAGCCACCCAATCAAGATATTCTTGTACTTTAATCTTAGTTTCTTTATCATCGATTGTTTTAACAACATTCTGCAAAGCTACTAAGTCCGCAGCTGGTACCGTATTGTTTAGCGCCGCCTTTGCTTGAGCTTCAGTTAATGAAGTTTGGCCATCGTATCGTTTATATAACTCATCGACCGCATTAGTGAGGTACTGTCTAGCTTGGTTATAAATATTGATAACTTTGCGTTCGTACTCGTCACCACGTTTAAACAGCTTCTGTTCCTCAAGCGCTGACCGTAACTCCCAATAAGTAAGCTTGTCCTTATCAGTCATATTTACGCCTCTAAGCTAGTTAACTGTTCTACCGTTAAGTTATCTGGATATTGTTCCGCAATGCTTTGTAGCCCCGACAGTAGCGTATGAGTGAGCGTTACGTTGACTAAACTTGGTTGAACCTCGCTAACTGAGATAAAGCCGTTATTATGATCAACACTAACATCGTTTCGCAACTCATTAGTAATAGCAATCGTGAGCGCTGAAACGCCCGCACAAACAATATCCATACCTTTTGGCAAGAACAAAGCGTGACCGCTAATCCGATAGCCCGTTATCTGTTTGCTTTTGTTTAGTTGAAACGTCGCTTTGATCATCGCGATAACCTCCTTTGTCATCTGGCTTGTCATCCAACTTGCTGTTACTTGGTTGTCCTAATGCATTTTGATTCTGTACAATGTCATCTGCTTTTTGTTTCTCCAACATCTTTACCACCTCAGCTGGATCATCAACACCAGGCAACCAGCTTAATGTGATTTCACGTGGGATAAAGCCGTCAGCATTACGAATGTTGTTGATGATATCCGTTAAGTTAACAGGGATGTTAGGCGTGATATCAATCTTCGCGCCTTTCACATCAACGTCTTGGGACTTAACAATCATAATGTTTTGCATCAACTCTAAGCGTCGTCTTAGCCCTTTAACTAGGTAGCGAGACTTCATACTCATGAGGTTCAGCAAGCCAAACAACTTATACTTCATAGCTTCACCCGAGATGTTACCGGCAAACTGTTCATCATTTAGATTGGGGACGTACGTAATTTTGTGAATGTCATCTTGCAATGACTTGATCAGCACTTGTAGCTGTGACTCATCAAATTGTTTAGTTAACCATTCAACGGCCGCGCCATCGGTGCCTTTACCTGGTGCTTCAAGCATTCCGTTTTTTAAACTGCCTTCAACAGTAAAACCATATACGACCAACAACGCATCAATAAACGCTTCTTTATCCGACACACGATCGGATTGAAGTATGTTGTATGCATCAATTAAAGAGATAGCTTGCTCAAAGTCGCCTTGCTTTTCTTCGTTGTTTCGATATTCAATAATCGGAACACCACCAAAATAGTGCTCCTTATACTTAGGTTTACCAACATTACCAGTAATCATCCTCAGCCCTGAAATGGTTCGATAACTAAGCACGCCTTTATCGGTGTATACCTTAACTAAATAGCCATTCTCACGACCATCCAAATCGAATTTCTTTTGATAATGAATGCCGAATAAAGGATTCTTTTCTACTGAGTCATCGGTGACTAATACAACACCACGGGGATCAATCGATTCAATCCGTTCTTCCGTTGTCTTATCGTCGATTGCTTTCAGATATAGCAACTCATAGGCTACTCCGAAAACAGATAAGTCCTTCTCTAACTCGGTGTCATGAGACACAATGTCCATTGCATCGAATGAATCCTGTATTGCTTTGATATTCTTATCGGGCGCAGCAGTATAACTAAATGGGTTACCAGTCACAAAACCGACAGCCATATCAGTAACGTATTTAGCATGATTGATAACTATCTTGGTATTCTTGCTGTTTTCATTTAGCTGACGATTTAACACATCATGTTTGCCGTTATAATAACGGTCCAACTTATCAAAGCGCCGCTTGTTCTTCGTTTGTTTCCGTAACACATAATCTAAGAGTTCTAAGCTAGGGTTGTTAACATCCCCTGCCAACTCTCTATCAATCGGAAATCCCAAAATATCCCTCCTAACCAAAAAGGCCAGCCGGTTTGGCTGACACTTTTGCTGTTCTGTTTTTGTAAATAACCATGAATACGAAGTACCGCATTGCATCCATGCTGTGATCATGTTCTTTGACAGGCTTATCTTCGCCACGTTGCTCCGCCGTGATATCCCAGATATAAGATGCAAACTCTTTAAACACGTTTATACATTTATTGCTAAACTTAATCTGCCCAAGGTTCAACGCCGTTTGAGTAGCACGAATACCGTCAAGAACATCATTCTGTGCCTTGATAACCGTGAATCCCATGCTTCTCAGCTTAGTGATAAACGACGCAGCAGATGGATCAATGATAATCTGCGCTTTAATACCGTCTAAGAACTTAATTAACTCATTAGCATATTGCTCATCAGTCCGCTGATGCTTGGTCTCACGCCCCGAGTAGTAATACTCCTTGATGCAATACCAAACACCATTATTCAATCCCCACAGCAAGAATACAGTTGGATTAAGCGTCCCATAATCACAGGACACATAATACTTACTGAAATGCATATCATCAGGGATATCTTCAGACATTGTTTGCCTATCGAAGTTATCATAAATAACACCTTCGGATAGTACCCATAGACCAAGGATATATCGCTGATAGAACACACCAGTATATAAACGTTCATACCTCGCGCGCACTTGCTCACTTAGGGATGGATTATCATTCATCGTAAAGTGAATGTGCAACGCATTCTTTTCGGTAATCTTATCTATCCATTCAAGCTTGAACCAGTGATATGGGCCTTCCGGGTTCATGTTGAACCACAGTTTAGAACCCTCAACAGAGCAACGTGCCGTAGCTTGGTTTACAAATGATTGTGGCATCAAGGCAACTTCATCAAAAAAGAACCCTGCTGCTGTCAAACCTTGAACCAAATCCTGTGCAGCTTCATCCTTGCCACCGAAAATAAAGAAACTATTTGTTATACCATTCTTAGTAACCTCAAGCATGTTATCAGCGCGCTTATCCTTAACGCGATAGCCACGACTCTTAAGCATTCGCTTGAGTGGACGCACAACGTTACGACGAAATGAACCAATTGTCTTCCCAGCCATACCAAACTGTTCGTCTTCGAACTCGGTCATCGCCCACAACACGTACGATAATGACATAATCAACGTCTTACCAGCACGAACGGAACCATCACAAATAACAGCTTCTTTATCTTTGGTGCCTTCATAACGCCACCAAGTTAGAACCTGCATCTGCTTCTTAGAAAATGGTGTGAACTTAAAAACATTATTCTTTCGCTTCATCAGTCCACACGCCTTCCATTGATTTATCAATAGCGTCAATAAAGCCGTCGTCGTCATCTTCATCAGGATCGTTATCGCCGTTTTGAATCTTCAAGCGGTCGATTTGAGTCTGCATGAGTTGGCCTTTAAGCGTCTGCTTCTCACCCACATAGTTCATGAGTGTATCCATCGCCTTCTGCTTGTCATAGAGTTCAATCACTGGTCCATCTTTACCCATCTTCACCGATTTAATCAGAGAGGTATCAAGCTCCCCATCATTGTTGAAGTAAACATAGGAATTATGGCGGATAACTAATTTTCCATCATTATCAGTAAGCGGTACGTACGCTTCTTGCTTGCTGTCCCACACTTTTAATTCCTCTGGCCACGACCCAAATCGAACATAATCACCAACATCCGCAAACGCCTGCTTAGCATACTGTTTAGCAATGTCATCAGCAGTTAGCATCAAGTCACTCGCAATCTCACCACGTAGCTTATCTATCTGCTTGCGCACACTAGCATTTCCTAGCAACCTTGGACCATTCACATTAGCTGTTCGATAATCAACGCCATACGCTTGCATATAAGCCCACGTGGCATTAAACCTTTGTACATAGTACAAACAGAATAACTTCTGTTGATCGTTAAGCTCATCATTGGCAGAAATCTCTTCGATAATTTCAGGTGCAACCTTCTCAATTTTGTGCGCACCCTTTTTATTTTTTGTGTGCACCCTTTTTGAGGTTGGTCCACGTTGCCAGTTATTACGTTGTTTCCATGACTTAACAGTATTAATAGACACTCCATACTTTTCTGCGATGTCCTTATACTTCATCCCTGATAAGTAGTCCTTTTTCGCTTCATCTTGCATTACATAGCACCATCCTCCTTTTAAGCATCAGCTTATTTATTTTTCTCAAATAAAATACGCCGCTCATTATCTGAACGACGTTTTCTTTGATTTATTCTTTTTTTATTAGCTAGCCATTTTTCAAGACGAGCATCAGCAGCGGCTTGCTCTCTTGTCTCATAGCCATATTTGGTCTGAATCATTCTACTCATAACTACTCACCAACTACTTGCCAATCTTCAGCTAGCATATCAGTTTGACTAGCTAACCAAGGTACCCGGTCTAATGGTGCATCAGGGTTATCTGTCTGTAAGCCAGTCGTATCGATGTAAATGATGTCATGGGTCCTTGCATCCCCGTCTTTAGGCTTAATCAAACCAATGTAAATCCTCTTACCGTTCCATCCCTTTCGAGCTACTAACTTCACGGATTTAATTCGTTCAATTGCTTGGCCAAAATTCATATAAAATCCCCCTCTAAGTCCTACAGAAAAAGCGACTGCTAGAGTCGCTTTTATTTTATACTGTTCCTACTATCTCCCAGTAAACTGTTCATATTTCTAATTTGCTTGGAAATGTGTTTCTCATTAAATTTATCTAACGGAGTAATAATATTCAGGTCAATAAGTTCTCTGTCATCGTACCTATCCGAAGCTAACAACTTCCCCAAAGGATTTTCCTTTTCGTCATCCTGAACTATCACTAACATTCCGTCTTTATACTTATGCATTTCCTCAACTAGATAGAATTGTAGCTTTACTATATTTTGATCAGATTTTGCTACATCAGCCTTTATTTCTTCAATTTCTTTCACAATAATTTGCATATCTAAATTGTTATTTTCTTTAATTCTATCCCTTAGTTGAACGATTTTAAAATATATTCCAACCAGTTCTTCTTGTATGTTGAAAATTTTATCCAGTTTCGCTTTATCATGATATGCGGCTGTCTCAGCCTTTCTAGTATCCTCGATTGCTTTTTCAGCCTGAGTTCTCGCTGTATAAACTGCAAACAGAATTGTTATTATACTTCCTAGATATCCTCCCCAAAATGAAAACCAATCACTGTTCTCACCTGGAATGTACTTAAATGGCCATATGTTCATCAACATAGCGATTGCTAGCGGCGTAATACCTATTACTAAAACTGGCAATCCATATTTAAAAAATAGGAGCCGTATCTTATCTTGTTTCATCTTACGTTTTATAGCTTCTTTTTTCTTCTTGTGTTCCTCAAATCCCTCATAAGGAACATCTTTCAAATCCTTTTTTGTCATTTAAATTCCCCCTAGAACATAAATGATACAAAAGTTTACTTATAAAAGCTAGAATTATTAATAAAATAAAAAAGCCTAGCCGGGACAACTGGTCACAGTTTAAACGTGCTTCGTTATTAATCAACAATACTAATTTAACACAGATTTTCGGATAAAAACCGCAGACAACCCGCACTAAAACCGCACTTTTTATTTCTGGAACACATGCAAGTCTTCTAACATAAATGCATCAGCGAATTGCAAGCAGGCCCGATTCTTGTAATATCTGAACCGAGTTTCACCGTAACCACTCTCTAATTGCGTCCCCATGACCGTGTTATCTTTAACATAGACGCTCCATAGAATCTGTTGACTAATCGAGTCGCAGCACTCAATCGCTTCTCGACACCGATCAACTACCTGCCCCGCATAAATTCGTTGTGTTATTCTGTCTTCAACGTGATTGCTTCCCGAACCACCACCGGGCATATCACTGACAGTTGGTGATTTAATCCCGCTAATATCTTTGTGACTATAACGTTGCGCTTTAGGTAGTTCATCTTTGAAAAAATGTTTAACTTTATCAATTGTTGCTTTTTCGTTCACTTGTGGAAATAACTCATTAAATGAAACCATGCGTATACCCCTTTATTTTGTTATAATATAGTCACTCGAAACATTAGCTTTATGTATAAGCCGCCGGCCAGGGCGGCTTTTTTATTTGTCTAGATGATAACTGATAATTGATCCAATAATAATGAAGCCTATCGCTGATAATTTAAATATTAAATCCGCTTGCGGTGATGCAAACCAGCCAATCATCCCTCTACCTCATCCAATTCAACTAAGTGTCGATAGTCTTGGGGTAACTCTTTCCATAATTCCGTAGCAGTTTTTTCAATCAGTTTACCCATTCTATTGGTTTCTGAATCCTCGGACTGTGAACACGCTCCGGCCACTGTTAATAGGCTTGCTACTAGATGATATTTGTCTACCTCAACTTCCATCAGTCAGCCTCCAAGTCTTCAGTTTTAACAAACACACCATTTACCATCTTGCCTTTACGGTGCCAAATAACCTCACAAGCTTCTTGCAAACATCTGCGTAGGCTTATGCCTTCTTGTTGGCAGTAAATCGTTAGAACGACCATAATATCACCGATACTATCTCGCTGCTTATCCGGATACCCCTTTAAGTGGGCTTGCGTCAGCTCACCTAATTCTTCTTGGAGTTTAAGCAATTGTTTGCTGCTGTCCGCCTTATCCAGTCCTCGATCAGACGCCCATAGTTTAACGCCACCGACTAAGTCGGTTAGGGAGTAGATTTCTTTTGTCATTTAGCCGCCCCCAGCTCATCAAATAGGTTCTTTATTTTCTGAGAACAATCTGAACAAACGTCTTCCTTTGAATCAGTCCAGCCACCGCTTCCACTGCGATCAATTGCATCAATTGAATATCTTAAATGAATGAAATGCCCGTATTGTTCATCTGTCATATCTCTTTTGCAAAAATCACAATACTTCTTCTTTGTCGTTTTAATCATTCTGCTGCCTCCAACTCCTTATTTTTTCGCACCATATACTTGTACTCCCGTTCAAAAAACCACTTGCTTTCAACTAGCCTGCGTTTAGGTTTGTTGGTACGCATATCAAGCTCTAAAACTAACCATTGATCAACACATGCCAACGCCATTAATCCATAGCAAAAAGTCTCGTGAGCTTCGTTGAGAGCTTCAATAAGCCCCGTTTTGTTCTGGATATCCAATAAATTATCTTTGGTGATAAAGGCCGCTAGGTATCTCCTACCGCCTCTGGAGTAGTAACGAAAATCGCTTAAATCACGTTCCATTATTAATCCACCCCCAATTGCAAAGTAGTCTGTCTTTGCTCACCTGTACGCATCAAAAGATCCATATTATAAGCACCTTCTATAAATGCAATCGTCAATTCATGATTTATCCGGTTGCCTAGGCGGTTATAAATTCGTTGCATGTCTTTTTCAAGAAAATCAGTTTTTAAGAGCCTATTTACTCCTGTTATAATCTTTTGACGATAACGCTCACTACCGTTCTTAGCAGCATCCCTACTACACCGTTCAAATAAGGACGCTTGTATCTCAAGCTTATTCTTACCGGTAACTTGTATAAAAAGATTATTGGCTTGATCTAAAATTAATTCACCATTTGAGTTAATATAAGAACCTCTAAATGCACTCATTACTTCCACTACATAATTATCAAATTTAAATCTTCGCATGTTAATCCTCCTAATAGCTAATTAAGTCGTCGTCGTCCAGCATTGATTGATAAATTGTTTTCAAGCTGCGGCTGCCCCAATTAATCTCAAAGCAATCATTAACTAGCTTGATGCGATCAATGCCATTTAACGAATAGAAATAATTGGCCGCCATCTTGTATAGCCGGTTACCTTTATTCTTGCGACCTCTTGTTGGCATGTAATACAACCAAGTGTGCATATACTGCGTTCTTAACAGTAGCATCACAAACATTTCCGCCGATTGTTTTTCATCGGCATGACTCGCTCTTGCGCTACGACAGATAGCGTTCATCCACTCTTCGCCATTGGTGATTGGTTTAATTTGCATGTTATATCCTCCCCATTAACTTAAGTTCGATATCCTGATGGCGACCATCATCATTAACAGGCCTTATGTCGGCTCTTTCCCAATCCGTATTAGCGATTGCCCAAACAAACTCTTTTCTCGCTAAATTACTATATGGCTCTTCTGGTAAATCAATCAGTGCTAATCCTCGCCGGCCTGCTTCTTGAAGGATTGCTTTGTTAGACATCAATCGCATTGTCTTTAACATTTGTCTTTTATTCATTTAGTCACCCCTATTGTTCGTCTGGATCCATACGTTAAATTGCATTGCTCCATCTATTTCGCAATAAATCAAATTGCTCATTCCCACCTTCTGACTCTTGATCGTGAACGTACAGCATAATTCCTCTAAATAAATCGCTCAGTACACTTTGCTGCTTTGCGGTTAGCGCGTTAAAGCCGTATTCAAAAAATGTCATTTTGGCTGTGTCCAAACGAACACGGCCGACTGTGTGATTTTCTGTTACGGTATGCACTTCAATCGCATGATAGGCTGGTTTAATTTTGGTTTCGCTAATCTTCAACTTATTGGCATGAACCCAATTTATTAACTCTTTAACTTCATCGATATCACTAACCATCGACTTCAACCCAACCATAAGCGCCAACTATTTTATAATCGGTGCAGCCTTCCAAAGCATTTAAACGATCACGGCGATTAAGCGCCGCACCTTTATGCTTATAGATTTTTGAGTCTTCAGCATAGATAATCTGGTTCTGACTTTTCACAACTTTATACGCCACGATTGGCGTTTCACCTGGCAATATCATTTTGGCTCCTCCTCGTCAAACAAACTAATATCATCAACACAATCTTCTTTAAAAATCGGATCTAACATCCATTTATGACCGTCTGCTGTTGTATATTCTTCAATCCAATAATCGCCATCCTTCGATTTAGTTACCGGCAAGCCGTCAAGTGCCACTAGATGTGCCTTTGACAGTAATCCGCGGTGCTGCTGTTGCCATAATTTCGAACTGAATCTAAGCATCTAATCACCCCCGCCATTAATAAAGTAAGTCTTATCCTCTATGCGCCAATCCCAGAACTTGGGATCAATTGATTTAATCTGTTTTTCGGTCAGCGACAAAGAATGTGGGTTATCAATTTCAACCCATGTATAGCCGTCATTAAATCCTAAATACCGACCACTCTTCGGATGGCGTACCCACCATCTACGGTTAATAGCCATGCTTATGTCTCCTCATCAATCCAAAGTCCGCCACCAATAAGATAAATAACTAGAATTTTGATAATCGTGTACGGTAGCAATATTGGTAGTAATAGCTTAGTTTTTAACGTCATTTTCATTTGCTTACCTCCTCGACTTCAATCGCAGGGCCATTAGCGACGAAATGGTTAAACTGAATAGCTAAGTCGATTAAGTCTTCATCAGTTTCTACCACTTCACCACACTTGTATGAAGGGTCTATATCGTTATAGCTACAAAAAGAATCTAACCAACCTTGTTCGTGTTCGTCGCTATCAATCCTATATTTAGTCATTGTTCCCACCATTTACCTTCCTGTAATAATTTCAAAGCGCGCTCTAAGTCACTTTTGACGAACCAACCAAAATGACATTGCCTTGCCGGTATATTCATTTTTTTGGCGAAAATCTTATAAGCATCGCCACGTTTAATTGCTCCACTTTTCCACGCGAGATCAAACATCGTGTGACACCCTACCTTTAGATTTTTCATGTCTTCAGTCGCTAAGATGCCTAATGGCTGTCTAGTTGCCGACCGACCGTGAACGCCAACACTAGCCTTACATTTGGCGCACACATAACACATGCCATTACCGAATTGGCGACCGTGGTAAATCATCGCGTTAGATACATAAATCACGGTGCCGCCGCAATAAGGGCATGGTTGCTTATCCCATTCGGGCGGGTTACTTGTTAAGCTATTCATGCGCCAACCTCCGATGTAAATTCATCCCGATCAACCTCGATGCCTGCTTTGAGCAATCCAGCGTCCCAGCAGCCGCGTTCAATCAAGTAATTGTTATAACGTGGGTATCGTTTAATCCGTTTGCGCAAGGCCGTCCTACCTAGCCCAAAATGGTTAAGTAGCTCCTCTTTACTCTCGAAATAAATCCGGACGTTACCTTGCGTAATACGATAGCGGTAAAACTCCAACTCTTTATCTACCTCGGCCAGGTCGATGCCTAAACCGTCTCTGATTTTATTAAGGTCATTCTCTGGTAACTCTGCCCAGTCGCAATTACCATAACTAGATATGGCCTTGTTTCTTGTACGCTGTAACACTGTCATTTAATTGGTTCCCCTCTTCCCTCTTTGATTTTTTCAAGTAATGCGTCAATCTCGGCTTGAGACTCTGGTGACACTCCCTGTGATTCAACAGGCGCTTTGTAATCAGGTTTAGCCCACTTAGGCACAGTCTCTTGTTTACTAGAGCCATTCTTATTCGAACGTCTTGGGTAATTTTGCTGTTGCTTCTCGGCCATAAAGTGGCGAGTCTCTTCACGAGCTTGCTCAATAGTCGTCACATTCTTAGTTTTCCAATTTTCAAGAATCGAAGTAACATAACCAAGCGCACCGCTCTTATTTACTCCGTTTTGGCCTGCACGTTTGATTGCTGCGTCCGTTAATTCATCTCCGTAGGTGTCAATTAACTCAAACAATGACTCTCGTTGAACTACGTTCGGGAAGTTCCAAAGTGATTCCCAAGTCGTTAAAGAATTATCAGGTTTAGAATTTGAACCTACGCTCGGTTCATTAACAGCGGGTACGCTCCCCGTTGCATCTTCATCATCATAATTCTTTAGTTCTTTAGTTCTTAAGTTCTTGTTAGTTGTTAGCTGACTGTTAGGTGATTGTTGGTCGTCTGTTAGCTGACTGTTAGTACCATTGTTAGCTTTAACGGATGAGCCTTGATAAAGTTCCCAGTTAACAATGGTTATCAGCCTGTTAACCTTTGTTGATTCATTTGTTAGAAAATGATATTTTTCTTCAAAGCGTTTCAACGCAGTGCGAACGTTTTGAACGGTTATTCCCTTACCACATGCTTCGCATATTGATTTAATTGAAGTGATAAACTGCCCTGGTTTAGTTCTATAAGGCTTCCCTTGCCACTCCCATTCAGATTCTTTATTGTTAGCCATTAATAAGAGAGTGACTAGGATTACCTTTTGTTCAGCAGATGATTGGTTCCAGATTGGTTTATCCAATAACTGCCGATATATTTTTACCCAGCCATTATTCACTGCTGAACCTCCTTATTAATTTAGAATGGTAAATCTTCATCAGAAATATCAATCGGTTGTCCGGTGTTTGCAAACGGATCAGATTGATTATTTTGTTGTTGAGTCTTTTGCGTACGTTTTGAAGCTGATTGCGTATCAGACGCTCCACCTGACGCTTTTGAATCGAGTAGGCTAAAGTTATCAACGACAACCTCAGTCACGTAGACGCGTTGGCCCTCTTTGTTCTCGTAGTTACGCGTTTGTAGACGTCCATCAATTCCAATTAGTGAACCTTTGTGAGTGTAGTTTGATAAGTTCTCCGCTGACTTGCGCCAGATAACGCAGTTAATAAAATCTGCTTCGCGATCTCCATTTGCATTCGTGAATTGGCGGTTTACAGCCAAGCTGAACGTCCCTGCTGCATTGCCTGATTGTGTGTAGCGTAAATCGACGTCTCGCGTGAGACGGCCGACAAGTACGACTCTGTTAATCATTTATATAGCCCCCTCTAATGTTTAATTTTTTTAGTGTTGGTAAATCTAATTTAATTCCACTTACTGGTAAATGATATTTATCACTGAAGGCCTTACGACCAATGTGTTCTATTTCTTGATGATGTCTACGACACAATGCCATGAAGTGATGTTTTAAATGGTTAGCTTTATTGCGGTTGCTCCCCATTCCTAATGCATCAACATGGTGAATATCCGCTTTTAATCCGCACTCCATACATTTTCTGTATTTACAGCAACCATATAAGAAATACGCTTCATTTTTTGGCAATATGTTTGCTGCCTCATTGACCGGAATATTCCATTCAAAAATAAAGTTAATTACTATTTCGATAAGCAAGTTAACCTCACTTAAAGTTGTTTCTGAACTATCATGCAAATCAACTACCCCGCCAAACGTAGCAGAGTAGTATTCTTGATAAAAATATTCTTCAAGTTCTTTGACGCCTTGCCCAGTGTACTTGTATATATCATTAAGCAATGAAAAGAATAATTTTCGTTGTTTGACGGAAAAACGTCGTGGATCGATGTATTCAATTCCTATTTCTACTTTCCCTACGTCATCGCCATACATCGTTTTGAGTTGTTCTACCTCTAGTTGATTGCCAATCTTATAGATGGCCTCATTGCCAACAATTTGAGCTGTTTTTATTCTCATGTCATACCTCACAAATCTAAAACTGAAATGACGTCGGTTGGTTGCTTGGTATCCTTACAATAATCGCAATGTTCACACTTAAATGGCTCTGCTTTCCCGTAGATAACATTCATGATGTGTTCTTGATGATCCTTGATAAGTTGTAAATCTTGGTCAAAGTCGTAACCATCAAAACTAATCATTTGGATGTCTGGGTGGTCTTCTTTGCTGACAGCAATCACAACGGGCGTAAATTCATGCCCATACATTTGTTCAAGCATGGTCTTATATGCTGCCATTTGAAGTGTGTAGTTATAACGTATAATGAAATTCTCTTTGGTCCGAGTTTCTTCATTCCAGATATGATCCTGAATTGAACGTGTGGTTTTTATATCAAAAAACAATCCTGCTTCAACATTCAAACAATCAATCTTTCCCTTCCAGTCAACACCAAACAGATTACCTGTCACGATAGCTTCTTTTTCGCCCTGATAAGCAGCCTTAAACGCGTGCCAGTTGTCTAATCTATCAATCATCTTTTGAGCCTTTACGTAAGCAGCTTTAGGCTTTCCGTTTTTACCATTAATACTCGAACTATGTGCAGCTATAAAATCTTCATGCGCTTCTTTTGATTCGAAATACGAATGGACAAAGTTTCCAACAATCAACGCCTCTGCATCATTCTCAACAGGATTCTCCAAAGCGTGCAACGCGCTAAATTCACACGTCATAAACCTTTTGAACAACGTAGGGCTCATATAACGCCAATCAGCAGCGTTATTATAGTAATTCTGATTGTTCAACGGCTCCTTCAATTTCTTTTGGGTCATCTTGCTTAGTTGGCTCAATAATTTCAGGTTCTGACTCTGTTTCAGATTCTCTAACATCGTTTGTTGCATCATTTCCACTCCCGATAATGTCTGCTAATTTATTTTGAGTTTTACTTGGCGCTGGTTGACCTTGAACAACCTTTGCAGTTGATTCATTTGGATTCTTATCATCTTCCGTATACATAGCTCCTAATGATTCAGGGAATGCTTCACGCAACGCATTAACGATTGCAGTTTTTCGAATCATAGTCGCAGGCATTGCATTCCAAGTTGACTGACCTTTGCTGAATTCTTTCAATCCGATTTCAACATGATGCGGTTCAGAACGATCCTTACGTTTAATGTCCGCCCAAGCGCCCACTAAATTGTCAGTCGGCAATATAAAAGCACCTTTGGTATAAATAATCTCTTCATTCCTCAAAACGATACAGCCGGCTGAAACACCGTCATAATTGGGTGACGATTCGGCACGTTTCATGAAAGCTTCTTTTGATGTGATAATTTGTGCCGGTTTATCGCCAAACTTGATAATGTAAGCTTCTTTTAAGAATGGATTTAAATGTTGGTATTTACATAGATTTAAAAACATCATTGTTTCCTGTGGCGTGATATTACCATTACCGCTTGTTAAGAATTGTTGAATCATATTAGGCGTTAAACGAACACTCTCGCCGTTTACTTCAAATGAAACTTCTTTGTCCATTACTTCGTTTGTCATTATCTTTCTACCTCCGTTGCACCTAAGTATTTAACGAAATCTAGTGCATCACCCGGCATGAAAAGTTCTCCGTTAAACTCTAAATAGCTATCTGCGTTATAGATTGTGTCACCTTTATAATCTTCAGCGAACACTGTATTTTCCGGTTCGTGGTATTGCCAATTTTGACTTTGAATAGTTGCTAAGTTAGTGTTCATTATTCGGCCTCCATTTTTAATTCCAATCCGTCAGCCACAGTAGCGATAAATGCCTTCTTAATGACTTCAGGTTTATTTCTTAATGCATCGATACAAGACTTAGCTAAAACTACAATCACTTCTGATTGATCACCGTACGCAATGCTACTAATTCTAGAAGTGCCATCTTGAAACATGGCCGTCGCTAAAATAAAAGCACCCTCTTCTTTTTCCTTTAATTCCAGTGCTTGTTCTAACCGATTTAAGATTTCTTTATTATTCACAATTTTTACCTCATTCAATTCTGTGATATAATTACCGTATTAATGTTTTATTGAACTACTTACCAGTCGTTGATGTGCCAGCATCAATGGCTTTTTTTATGTTCAGATTAAGCTTTATGTCTATTACTGCGAGTATCATTAAAATTACTAGCGTTATCAGCATCCAAATCATTATCTTCCTCCTTGCCAAAAAATAAATCTTGGTAACTACCTATACTTCTTAACAAGAATCCGCTGGTAATAGCGAAAATGACCACCATATAAGTTCCTGCTTTGATTGCTACCATTGACGTTATAAAAACCCCTAAAATTACTTTATCTAATGATTTCATCTAACTTTCCCCTATCCAACTACCTATATTTTTATAAATCCCTTATCAACACATAACTGCGACTACATTAGTATTATTAAAAATCATTAACAACCACTCCGTTAGACTTTAAACATATCCATAATTTCATCTATATCTTCGACTTTATAGCGAATAGTCCCATCAATTACATAGCGTCCTAATCCGTTTTTTTCTAACTTAATCAATAATGATTTTGATCCTACAAACTTCTGAGCATCTGTTTTATTTAAGTAACCGTCTATCTTTTCCTGTTCTCGAGCAGATGATTGACTCGGAACAATATTTCTAGCAGTATCAATAACGACCGTTGTTATCTCTTCGATAAGTTGGTTAACAATCTGAGGGCTTAATAGCTTATCTATCATATAGAACCTCCCAAAATCTCATCACTCCATATAATGTTTCTCAACATATTCTTCACGTTTTACATCAAATAACGCCATTGGAGTCACACCCAGTTTTAAACATTCAGCATTAAACCGTGTGAGTCGCATAATCAACGCATCCATATCATCTAATACATATTCCCTTAAAATTATCTGTTCTTGTTCATTTAGAGGGCTATCTCGAAGCAATGTTCTAACGTTATCTTTTGTATAGCGATTATGTTGCTCTCGTTCCTCCATCTCGGTAAATGCGTCAATTTCCAATGCGTTATTTAACTTCTCGCCATCCATTAACTTGAATATTCCAAAAAACTGGCTTGCTATTTCCATACTTAATTCAAAATCATTAGCTGCCTGAGCAACCATAACTGCTTCGTTAGGTCTAACATTCGTCCCATTTACATAATTACTCATTGAAGAACGGCTTATATCAGCTTCAATTGTTAATTCTTTTTGTGTTTTACCGCTACGCCCTAAGAACTTGGCTAGCGGCCTTGCTAAAGTAACCATTTATAATGCTCCTTATTTGTAATAATCAATCATCAAATCCGATTGAATTACCCGTATAATTAATTTATTAGATAAGCTAACTTAATTAATAATTGCTATCTCTTCGTCTTCAACCATTAACTGATATAGACGTTTAACGAATAATTCATCATGGCGTTCAAGCATTTGCTTGATACGTTCAACCCCGCGAACTTCGGCCATAGGGCTATTTAAAATATCCTGTTTCATTTTTTCTACTGACATGTAATCACCTCCTCAAAAGTTCTTTGAAATCTTAATTAGTTATCACTTCACTGGTATAATTGGGTAGAAAGTGAGGTGATACAAAATGGATTTTAATTTCGATGCACAAAATGCCACCGTTACAAAACAAGACAGTCGTTTATTAGATAACGACGACGAAATCATCCGTACTAAATTCGATACCGGCCTAACGATTATTTACACGAAAACGCCAACAGGTTTTAAGCGCTTAGATTTTAGCCATGAATTGATTAAAGGCATCAATGGCTACTATCACGCTGACATGAATCATACAAAAAAGATTTCAATGACTATTTCGAAATCTAATTCTCTCAGCATTTATAGTTCCAGAAGTTATACTTTGAGGAGTCAGCTCATCTGCCAATGAGTTGGCTTCTTTTATATCACTGCAACGCCTTACGTATTCGTCGTAGTGATTAAAATATTCTTCTTTAGATACTGGTTTGCCATGGAAAGTTAAACCAGAAAAAATTGAATGTTCTGTTAAAGCTGGTTTCTTTTGGGATTTAGCTTTTTCTTTATGCGTCATGCGTTCGCTCCTTTAATTTATTAAACATTCTGTTTAACTTTTTGGCATAAAAAAACCTTTGGTGAAACATTTAAGGCTTTTGATACCTTTTCTACCATTTCCAAAGTTAAAGGATTTGTTTCATGTTCGATATTCCATAAGTGTTGAGAGCTTTTTAACCCAATCTTTTTTGCGAGCGCTACTTGACTGATACCATTGTTAATTCTTATTTTTCTCAACGTCTCACCAGCATTATCGCTAACTTTAGGGATTATCATTTTATCACCTCATTTTTAAATATTTTGTTTAACTCAATATCTACATATTACTTAAATATTTCGTTTAAGTCAATAGATTTTTTAAATATTTTATTTAATTTTCTAAATATTTTATTTAAATGTCATATAATACGTGTAAAGAGGTGTAATCATGTCAGAATTCACTAAAAAACTAATAAACCTAAGAGAGAGCCGTGACTGGAGTAAAACCTACGTCGCCAAACATCTAGGACTTAAAAATATGCAAACTTACGCAAATTGGGAATATGGAAAATCCGAACCAGATAATGAAATGCTAGCAAAGATTGCACGTCTATTCGATGTATCCGTTGACTTTCTAGTTGGAAACGAAACAAGCAAAACAGAAGCGAAACAGGTTAAACATGCAGAAATCACTGATGATCAGGTAATCATGACATTTGAAGGTAAACCAATTCCTTCGGAGGATATGGAATTAATAAAACGTCTATTAAGAGGTAAAGAATAATATGGACGGAATTATTACAAATCTACTCAACTACGCGCTAGATAATGACATCGGGATTACTGCGACTAAATTATTAAGCGCCCATACACCTTCTGTTGTCGATGTTCAAACTCGGCACATTGTCTTTAATACAAATTGGTACAACCAAAAGCAATTGGCTTTTACTCTCGCACATGAAATAAGTCATGTAATGAACAATGATAATTCTGTTAAACCGTTATACTTTACGCCTACCAAGTTAAAGTTCGAGTATAGTGCTAATGTTGAAGCTATCAAATTATTACTGCCATACTATATGGCAGATAAAGAAGTTGACCAGCTTAATAGTTTCAGTTTTATGCAATGTTTCGCGATACCTTCTCATCTTGAAGACATAGTTATAGATGAAATTAAAAATTATTAGTTACAAGTCCAAATACCGATGACTTTAAAAGCTGATTTTACGAACCGAGGAACAAGCATGAAAAAAACAATAGCCTTATTAGGAGCCTTAACGATGGGATTATTACTTGCTGGATGTACTACTTCAAGTAATAGCGGTACGCAATCTGATAATAAATCACAGCAAAAGAGTTATAAATATTACGCAAGTACCCAAACTTTCTATGGCCCTAATGGCACAATTAAAATTAACAAGGCTATACCTTTTAAAGATACTACTCATAACAATGAGGACTCTATTATGTTGGACGTTACATATAAAAACACTTCAAAAAAAGCCATGAACATTGGTGATTTGTTCAATATTAATATTGTTGCACATCAATTAAACTCAGACGGTTCACAAAATGTTAAACTATCAGACAGTCAAGATATTTCAGGTGCATTTACCACTGACCAAGTAGATGAAGAAAATAGAATTAATGACATTGCGGATCAACAGGGCAATGAACTACAACCTGGGAAAGAAATGCATACTTTAGTTGAAACTGGATATAAGTTAGATAATAATTCAAAAGACATTAATCTAAGTCTTTATGATCCCCTAGCCATTTCGGATTCTGACAAAACTGTCAATCCAAAAAAGAATAAGATTACTATTCCAATGCAAGATATCACTGCTAATACTTTAAATTTAAACGACTATTAATATAAAGAGAAAATTCCCCACTCTGGTGAGCTAGCCGCGTTCGATTCGTGGCTGGGGTATTAAAAATAATAATAAATTTTTAGGAGCTTGGAATGCTAGACTATACTATTTATTTTCCGAAGAATTTAAGCCAACAAAGTAACTCCGTTACTAATATTCTTAAACAGTTTAATAAACTCAACTCTACTATGGCTCCTGCAAATGTAATACTTAACTTTACGGGTACTTTTTTTATTGGCGGTGAAATGACGGCTCTTGTAACAGCAATGGTAAAAATTTTACAAGAAGATGGATTTACTGTTAAAATAACAAAATTTCAAAGGTCAGTCGGAAATATATTACAACGTAACGGTTTTTTAGAAACGCTAGGGGTAATGGAACATCATGAAGATGATAAAAAAACAGTTATTCCTCTATTCGTTGGCTACAGCCAAGACGAAAATACTATCATGAAGGATTATTTAAACAATAAAGTTTTTAGTTTTGTACAGTGGCCTAACAAACTTCATGGCAAAAATCATGAAATTGAAACAATTAATTCTGCCATTTCAGAAACGACGAGAAATATTTCTGAGCATTCTGGTAGTAATACTGTCTTTATGTGCGGTCAATTCTATCCTACTTTGAACCACTTAAGGTTAACAATTGTTGATACCGGTGTCTCTATCCCCATCAATTTAAGAAATCATGTTGAAAAATTAAAAAAAGAGAATGATACAACTCTCTTAGATTGGGCTACTGCATCCGGCAATTCTACTAAAGACACTATCGCTAGTGGCCTTGGACTTTTCTCAATAAAAGAAAATCTTGTAGGCGAAGGTGAATTCACCATTATTTCTAACAATGCCTTTTGGAAGCAAAGTAGTTCTGGTACAGTAATAAAGAAAAACATGGCCTGTACGATGCCAGGTACGTTTATACACCTTAATTTTTATCTAGGATCCGATAAAAATAATAACGATAATTACCAATTGAATGATACAATAAATTATGACTTACTTTTCTAGGAGGTAAATGAAAAATGGAACTTATAGTAAAAGATATTATAAACAACGACTTAGCTATCTCTAGTGAATCTGGTCAAGAAATATTTGAAATTCTTGACCAGAATGTAACCAATAAAATACGTACTAATGTTAATTTTTCTAATCTTTTAACGATAACAACGGCGTTCTTCAATTCTGCGATTGGTGACCTATATGCTAAATGGGACCCAAAAGATTTAAATGACTACGTACATATTGAAGTAACTTCTCTTACCGATTTACAAAAAGAAAAACTTAAGCTGGTTATGGATAACGCAAAAAGCAAATTAACCGATGAAGAATTAAAAAGGTACTAATTATGCAAAATAAAAAATTTAATTTAAATTCGTCTCCTCTCCCTATGGGATCATATTTAGTTGATACAAACGTATTATTATATATGTATGAGCCAAACCAGGTTAAAAACGATCCTGGATACAATGACCTATTAATGCCTAAAACAGTTAATTCTTCATGGGAATTTTTTATAAATTCTCATATTATTTCTGAATTTATTAATTCTTTCGTTCGAAATAGCTATAACGCATATTTAAAAATAAACGGTATAATCCCCGATGATAGATCCTATTTTAAAAGAATTTATAGAAAAACCGATTCGTTTGAATCTACGTACAACATAGCGCTTAATATTGTTAAAGAAGAAATTCTTATTCAATTTAAATTAACCGATGAGTTAACAACTAATTCTATTAAAACCTCGTTAACTACTGATTGCGGTGACTTTAATGATCAACTGATTATTAACAGTGCACTTCAAAATAATCTAAATATCATAACCAATGATCGCGATTATCTAGCAACAAAAGCTATACATTCCGACTATCCTCAAATATTTAGTTTTCAAACTTTTTTCAAATAAAGAAGCCTTTATGGCTTTTTTATTTGAATACATAAAGAACGTATGTTTGCATTTATAAGCTAATTATCTAAGTTCTAATCATTTCATTAATATTTATCTAGATTTATTTATGTAATTTGTAAAATTAACCATTAATTTCCAAGTAAGAGGTGTAACTATTATGTTTAAGTATGATAAAAATAACGCCATTAAAGAATATATTAGTAAAGGCGAAAAAAGATATATGTTTAAAATTTATGTTGGTATTAATCCCGAGACCCATAAAAAATCAGTTACCACTCGTCGAGGTTTTAAAACACCCGCTGCAGCTAATGCCGAATTTCGTAAAATAGAAGCTCGGGTTAAAAATGATAAGTATGTATTTAAATTAACTGATTCTCCTGCTCTTACCTTTCATCAAGCTTACTTAAAGTGGTTTAGTGAATCTTACCGAACCACCGTCCAATCTAGTACAATCTACAAAACTAAACAGATTTTTGATTGTCACATCTTACCAGAAATTGGATCCATCCCACTAAATGAAATTACACCTAAGCTATTACAACCAATTGTTAATCGTTGGGCAGATAAATATGCTAAATTGAATATAGTAAGCAGATACGCTAATCGTGTTTTTAAATATGCTTACACAATCAATCTAATAACATCTAATCCTTTTGATCACGTTCTCTTGCCAGAAAGACAAATTTCAAACAACGGCTCAACGGTAAATGATAATTTCTTTAGCGCTAGTGAATTAGAAAAGTTTACACGGTATCTAGTTAAGAACTACAACACTGATAATACTGGTGAAATCGACTTTACTCATGCGACTTACTTTATTGTTATGGCTTACACCGGTATGCGAAAAGGAGAACTACTCGCATTGAATTGGAGTGATATTAATTTCAATAATGTCACAATAGATATTAATAAAACATTGGCAATGAATGAATTCGGGAAATTATCTACTCAACCCCCAAAATGGCTTTCCTATCGAACGATAGATATTAACAATCTGGTTCTAAAGATTCTAAAACAATATAAGAGTTACAAAATGACTATCGATAATAATTCGGATCTAATCTTCCCTAACGAAAAAGGTAGTTGGCTAAACTTGGGAAAGCCGAATAACTGGTTAGATAGCATTATTGAACAGGGTAACGCTTATTTTAAAACAACCTATAACTTAACTAATGATGCATACTTTAAAGGCTTTGTTCACCGAATTACACCTCATGGGCTGCGACACACACACGCCACATGGTTGTTTGAACAAGATAGTACAATTACACCTAAAGCCGTCCAAGAGCGCTTAGGCCATAAAAACATTAGCGTCACAATGGATATATATACTCATGTAACATCGAATCAAAAAGATAAATTAAAATCTGCCTTGGATGTTAATTTTGACTAA